GGGGGAGAAGATTTCTCTGGCAATGACAATGATTTCACAGTTAATAACCTTACATCAATTGACCAGTCGACAGATACATGTTCCACTAATTTTGCAACATTAAATCCTTTAGATAATTATTATTTTGGTGGTACATTTAGTAATGGTAATATTACTGCTTTAAGTAATTCATCTGGTTATAGTTTTTGCACTTCTACAATGGGTGTTTCAAGTGGTAAATGGTATGTGGAAGCAAAATGGGATTCTGGTACTAATTTATTATTTGGTGTAACAGGACAATTAGCAACAAGTAATACACAAGGAATGGGAAATGTTGCTGGTTCAATAGCTTATGGTTCAGGGGGTGCAAGACGATTAAATGGTGCTTATACTGCATCTTGGGGGGATACTTATTCAACAGGAGATATTTTGTCTATTGCATTAGATTTAGATAATAATAAAGCATATTTTGCAAAAAATGGAACTTATCAAAATTCTTCCAACCCATCTACAGGAAGTAATGGAGAAACAATTACATCTGCTTCTGACACAGTAATAGGAAGTTATTTTTTTGGATTTTCTGATAATAGTAGTAGTGCAACTTCTACTGTTTCATTTAACTTTGGCTCTCCACCTTTTGCTATCTCATCAGGCAACACAGATGGTAATGGATTCGGAAACTTTGAATACGCAGTTCCATCAGGATACCTTTCTCTTAATACTAAAAACTTAGCGGCGGTACTAGCATAATGGCAATTATAGATAAACCCTCAGATTATTTTAATACTAAACTTTATACAGGTAATGGTTCAACACAATCTATTACAGGAGTTGGTTTTCAACCAGATTTGATTTGGGGTAAAAATCGTAGTGCAACTGGTTCACATAATTTAGTAGATTCTGTAAGAGGAGTTAGTAAAGTTATATATTCTAATTTATCTGATGCAGAAGCATCTGATACAAGTAGTTATAATGCTTTTGGTTCTGATGGTTTTACTATGGGTTCACAAAGTAATATCAATGGAAGTGGCAATAATATTGTATCATGGAACTGGAAAGCTGGAACATCATTTACCAATGACGCAAGTGCAACTGGAATAGGAACTATTGATAGTACAGGAAGTTTTAATAACGATAGTGGTTTCTCAATCGTTTCATACACAGGCACAGGAAGTAATGGCACAATAAAACATGGCTTAAATTCTGCACCATCATGTATAATTACAAAATCGCGTAGTGCAGCAGAAGATTGGGGAATGTATCATGTGGGTATAGGTAACACTAGCAACATATCATTAAATTTAACAAATGCTAAATATAGTGCAAATTCAGCTTTTTGGAATAACACAAATCCAACAAGTTCTGTATTTACTGTCGGCACACACCCAACAATAAACTATAATACAAAAACTATGATTGCCTACTGCTTCGCAGAGAAACAAGGATTTAGTAAGTTTGGAAGCTACACAGGAAATGGAAATGCTGATGGAACATTTGTTTATACAGGATTTAAACCTGCGTTTGTTATGTGGAAAAGAACTGAAGATGCAGGTTATGATTGGGATATGTACGATACAGCAAGAGATACTTATAATGTTGCTTTTAAAGAATTAATAGCAAATAGTTCTGGAGCAGAAAGTTCATCAACAGTTTTATCTTTAGATATATTGAGTAATGGTTTTAAATTGAGAACAAGTAATGGTAATGGAAATGATTCTGGAAAACCATACATCTACATGGCATTTGCCGAGAACCCATTAGTAGCTAGTAATTTTAACGCTGCAACAGCCCGATAATTAATGAATTTAGTATATAGACAACTGCATAATTTTAACTTATAAGGAGAACCAATATGTATGCAAAAGTAGAAAACAACGTAATAGTAAAAGTTAACTCAAGCCTAGCTTCTTTTAATAAAGCAGCGCCATCTTGGAGTGCAGAACAGCTTGCGGCTAACGGAATATACGAAGTAGTATATGACAACTCAAATTTAAAAAATGATAGATTTTACATCAACGGTGCAGAGAGTTTTACTTTTGCTAGTGACACAGTGACTGCAAGTTATACTGTAGCAGTAGGTAAAACATTAGATGACGTTAACGAAGTTGACGAAGACGGTAATGCGCTATTAGATGATAGCGGTGTTCAAGTAGTAACACCTGGTTTAAAAACCAATGAGAAAAATCAAATTAAAGCTCAAGCAGCAGGTCTTTTGCAATCTACAGATTGGTATGTCGTAAGACACGCTGAGTCAGAAACTGCAATTCCAGCAAACGTATCAACTTACAGAGCAGCAGTTAGAACAAAATCTAACGAAATGGAAACTGCAATTGATGGTGCAGCGAGCGCTGAAGCACTAGAAGCTTTATTTACTTACACAGCAGGTGCAGATGACGTTACATCTAGACCTTTGGGTGAGTGGCCTAAACTATAAGTCAAAAACCTCGTCTATTTAAATCGGTTGAATTTATATATCATTTGATATACTACCTAATAAACGGGATTTTATATGTTACAAAAAATAGGTTTTGCACCAGGATTCAATAAACAAGTTACAGAAACTACAGCCGAAGGACAATGGGTTGATGGAGATAATGTGCGTTTTAGATATGGTACACCTGAAAAAATAGGTGGTTGGTCACAATTAGGTGAGTCAAAACTTACAGGAGCTGCAAGAGCTTTACATCATTTAGTTAATAAATCTGGTAACAAGTTTGCAATCATAGGAACTAACAGAATTTTATACGCATATACAGGAGGTGTATTTTATGACATCCACCCTATTAAAACTACCACAACATTATCAAATGCATTTAGTACAACTAATGGTTCACCAACAGTTACTATAACATTTAGCACGGACCATAATATACAAGAAAATGATATTATTCTTTTAGATAATTTTACAGCAATAACTAATTCTAATTTTTCAGCATCAGATTTTGATGATAAAAAATTTATGGTGACCTCTGTTCCGACAGGGACAACTTTAACTATTACCATGCCCTCTAATGAGACCGGATCAGGTGCAACAACTTCTGGTGGTATTAGAGTAAGACATTACTATCCGGTAGGACCTGCAGAACAATTACCTGGTTTTGGTTGGGGACTAGCTTCATGGGGTGGAACTGTAACAGGTGAAGCAACGACTACTTTAAATGGGGGTATTAATGATTCAACTACAACTATTGTTTTAACTGATGCATCTCAGTTTCCAAGTTCAGGTACAAACTTTATTCAAATAGGAACAGAAGAAATTTCATACACAGGTATATCAACAAACACTTTAACTGGAGTTACAAGAGGTGTTAGAAATACAACAGCTGCAACACATTCTAATGGTGCGACTATATTAGATAGTTCAGATTATATTGCATGGGGTGAAGCTGCATCGGGTGATTTAGTTGTTGATCCTGGTTTATGGTCTATTGATAATTTTGGAGATAAAGTAATTGCACTAATTCATAATGCACAAGTATTTGAATGGGACTCCAATGCAACAAATGCTGTAACTAATAGAGCAACTATTATTGCAGGTGCACCAACAGCGTCACGGGATATGTTAGTCTCTACTCCTGACAGACACTTAGTATTTTTTGGAACAGAAGAAACTATCGGTGATCCAACAACTCAAGATGAAATGTTTATTAGATTTTCAGATCAAGAAGATATTAATACTTATCAACCAACAGCAGTTAACACAGCAGGTACACAAAGACTTGCAGATGGATCAAAAATTGTAGGTGCGGTTAGAGGTAGAGATGCAACTTATATTTGGACAGATACATCTTTGTTTACTATGAGATTTATTGGTCAACCCCTTACTTTTGGTTTTCAACAAGTTGGAACTAACTGTGGATTAATTGGGCAGAACGCAGCATTAGAAGTTGATGGTGCAGCTTATTGGTTTTCAGAAAATGGTTTCTTTAAATATTCTGGTAATTTAGAAACGATGACATGTTTAGTAGAGGACTTTGTTTATAATGATTTAAATACAACAGCTAATCAATTAATTAATGTTGGGTTAAATAATTTGTTTGGAGAAATTACTTGGTTTTATTGTACAGAAAGTTCAACTGTAATTAACAGATGTGTAACTTATAATTATATGGACTCATCTCCACAAAGACCTGTATGGACAACAGGAACTTTAGCAAGAGGCACGTGGCAAGACTCATCCGTATTTGGTTTACCTCACGCAACATATTTTAATGCAGATGATAATGCATCATTTGATGTAGTAGGAAACACTGAGGGAAGCACAATATACTTTGAACACGAAAAAGGAACTGATCAAGCTTTAGCAAATGGTGTGACCGCAATTACTTCTAACATTGAATCAGGAGATTTTGATATTACACAAGCAAGATCATCTACAGGACAACAAACAGGTGTTGCAACATTTAAAGGAGATGGTGAATTTCTTATGAAGATTAGAAGATTTATACCTGACTTTTTATCTCAAACAGGTAGTACTCAAGTAACACTACAACTTAGAAACTATCCTAATAGCTCTCAATCAAGTTCACCCTTAGGTCCATTTACTATTACAAGTTCTACCGAAAAAGTGGACACTCGTGCAAGAGCAAGAGCTATATCTTTAAAAGTAGCAAATACAGCTGTTGGTCAAAGTTGGAAACTAGGTACATTTAGATTAGACACACAACCCGATGGACGTAGATAATGGCTAAAGTAACAGTAGTATTTACAAGACCTAGTAAAGAATATAAACAACAAGATGCGGATTCTTTAGTAAGAGATTTAGACGGATTAATTGAAAAATTAAACTCTACGTTTCAACAAGATTTAAGAGATGAACAACAAAGGTTTACTTGGTTCATGAGTAGTGGAAGTACAACATAATGGCTAATAGATATAAGAACGCACAATTTGATTTAACAACAAC